GACTCATTGTTGTGTTGGGGGGCCCGCTGATCGTGACGGAACAGGGGGCCGGTTCGTTATGCGGTCACGGTGACGTCGTTCCAGTTGGCTTCAAAGATCTGATACGTCCGGCCCTTGATGCCGGGCGGTTCGATCATGTTGCCGTAGGTTTCGGTCATCGCCTTTTTATCGCTGGCGATGATGCGCTTTGCGTCGTCGATGCTGGCGGCTGGTCCGACTCGGCTTGTCATGGTCTCTCGCAAGCCGTTTGCTTTGGTCGGTGTGATCGTGACGTAAACCACATATGGCTTTGGCACGAATGCCATTGCACGTTCTCCTGTCTGATTTGATTGTCAAAGAACCCGGGCAACTCGGCCCGCATCAATCGGGCTGATCCCGACTGACAAAAAGATTTTACCACGGAAATTTTTGCGACTTTTCGATTTGCGTTTTCGTCAATGGGTTAGCGAGTCAACACCATTGATCCGTCACGCAAACTATTTTTGCAAACCTGCCACAATTACATTTTCGCTGTTGTCGAAACGGAATCGATCAAGGGGTTAGCTCCGATTCCGTGAGTGCGAGTCCTTTGTTTGCAAGGGCCGCCACAATTGAATCGCAAAATCTGGAGCGCACGTCATGGCCGATATCGACCCGCCCGACGACGACGAGTCCTACATGGATTTTATGGACCGCTGCACCGACGAGGCCGACGAGGATACCTGTCAAAACATTTGGGACGAGCGGCACGGCAACAACGGCGTTGTCGTCCGCAAGACGCACGCCTCGGCGAAAGCCGACGGCCTCGATTTTGTCTTGAGCGACGAGACGCCGGATCGCTACGGCGACGTGATCTCGGCCGAGGGCTGGCAGCTCGGCAATTTCAAGCGCAACCCGATAGCGTTGTTCGGGCACAATTCCAGTTTTCCCATTGGCAGTTGGAAGGATCTGCATGTCGAGAACGGCGCGCTGCGCGGTCACTTGCAGCTCGCCCCGGCTGGCACCAGCGAACGGATCGACGAGCTGCGCAAGCTCGTCGAGGCCGGGATCCTCAAGGCCGTATCGGTCGGATTCCTGCCGATAGAAAAAAAGACGATGGACGAAACGGCCGACGCGTATTTCGGCCCGTTCAAGTATCTCAAGCAAGAGCTCATCGAGACGTCGCTCGTCTCGATCCCGGCGAACCCGAACGCGCTCGCGGTCGCCAAGAATCTGAACGTCTCCGACGCAACGCTGCAAATGGTGTTCGGCAAGCACGCCGACAGACGCACCACGCGCCGCGTGCGGCGTAACGGCGAGCAAGCCGAAACCTCCCGTAATGGAAAGTCGAAAACCATGTCAACGCTTGCACAACGCATCAAGGATGCGGAGCAACGGTTGCTCGAAGCCCGCGACAAGCTCGCGGCCACTCTGGACAAGTCGGACGACAGTAACGTCACCGACGCCGACCTCGAAACCCGGCAAGAGCTCAACGCCGAGATCGTCAAGGCTGACCGTAACCTCGAGTCGCTGCGCGATAGCGAAAAGCATCTCGGGCTCGGCAGCGACGGCGGCTCGCGCGCGCTCGTCACCGCGCCGCGAACAGCGGCGGCGGCCAACGCCTCGACCGCGATGAGCTCGTCGCGGCCGTTCAACGTCGCAACGAAAAAGCTCTCGCCGCTCGACATATTCTGCCGCGCTGGCGCGGCGATCATTGTCGCGCACCGCGACCGGATGCCGGTCGCCGAGATCGTCCGCACCGCGTTCGGCGACGACGAGGCAACGCGCGCCGTCGTCGATTGGCAAATGCGGGCGGCAACCGCGCCCGCCATGTCGACCGTCGTCGGATGGGCGCAAGAGCTCGTGCAGCAAATCGTCGTCGACTTCATGCAAACGCTCATGCCGAAATCGGTGTATCCGCGATTGTCGGGCATGGGCCTCACGCTGACGTTCGGCCGCAACGGCAAAGTCATCATTCCGACCCGCTCGCGAACGCCGACCATCGCGGGCTCGTTCGTCGGTGAAGGTCTGCCGATCCCGGTGCGTCAAGGTGCGTTCACCTCGCAAACCCTCACACCGAAAAAGATGGCCGTCATCACGACATGGACGCGTGAGATCGACGAGCACTCGATCCCGGCGATCCAAGGTCTGTTGCGCGACGCCATCCAAGTCGACACGGCGGTCTCGCTCGACGCGATCTTGCTTGACACGAATCCCGCGACGACTATTCGACCGGCCGGGATCCTCAACGGCGTCTCGGGCCTGACGCCGACGGCGGGCGGCGGTTTCACCGCGTTGACCGGCGATATCAAGGCGCTCTCGGGCGCGTTGCTCACCGGCACGCTCGGCAACGTGCGCAACCCGGCGTGGCTGATGAACCCGCAACAGGTCAACAGCGCGGGCCTCGTGGCAGCTCCCGGCGCGGGCGTGTTTCCGTTCCGCGACGAGATCGGTCGCGGGCAGCTCGGCGGCTGGCCGATCATCGACTCGGGCACCGTGCCGCTCGGTACGGTCATCGCCATCGACGCCGCCGATTACGTCAGCGTGACCGGCGACGGGCCTCGATTTGAAATTTCTGATCAGGCGACGTTGCACATGGAGGATACCGCACCGGCCGATATCGTGAGCGGACCATCCGGCACACCGGCCCCGGCGACGCCGGTCAAGTCGATGTTCCAGACCGACTCGCTGGCGTTGCGGCTGATCCTGCCGGTCAACTGGACGATCCGCCGCGCCGGAACCGTGGCGTGGATGGCGGGCGTTACTTGGTAATCGCGGAGTCCCCATCAATGCACGCGATTTGATGGGGACTCGTTGTTTCCCGAAACATGAAAGGCAAGCCAATGACCGACACCACCGCAGACCATGCCGCCAAGGCGCAGACCGAGGCGGAAAAGAAACGCGCTGACGAGACGAAAAAGAAACTCGCCGACGAGCGCAAGGCGCGCGAGGACCGCAGCGGCAAGGCGGCCAAGGCGGCGGGCGATATCAAGCCGACGCCGACGCAAGAGGAAAACGATCTCGCGGCCTCGGGCGTGCACGTCGCCGAGCATGAGGACGACGGCAGCGGGCCGGATCCGAACACGCCCGCACCGGACGCGCTCGGCCATACGACAAAGCAAGTCGAGGCGAACAAGACCAAACCCGGCTACACCACGCGGCAAACGGCAACGTGAGCGTACGCGGATTCCTGACAAGGGTCGCGGGCGGGATCGTCGGCAAAGCCGAAGGCGATTATCGCCCGGGCCCCTACTACCTGCCCGTAACGGGCGGCTGGCTGCCCGATGGCGTTCCCGATAATTGGTGGCAGCTCGGCTACACGCCGATATCGGGATCGACCTCGGCAATGGTCGAGGCGTGCGTCTCGGCCTACGCGCAGACCGTCGCCATGTGCCCGGGCTCGCAATGGCGGCTCAACGACAACGGCGGCCGCGAGCGCGTCATCAACTCGGCGCTTTCGCGCGTGCTGCGCCGCCCGAACGATTATCAAAGCATTTCCGACTTTTTGCTCAACGTCACGCGGCAGCTCTATTTGACCGGCAACGCCTACGCGCTGGCGCTGCGCAACTCGCGGTTCGAGATCGACGAGCTGCATTTGATGAACGCCGATATCAGTTATCCGCGCGTCGCCTATAACGGCGAGATCTTTTACACGCTCGGCGGCAACGACGTGATCGCGATGCGGCTCGACTCGCGCGAACAACTCGTGGTGCCGATGCGCGACGTGCTGCATATCCGGCTGCACACCGAGCGCACGCGGTTTCCGGTGCCGCTGGTCGGCCTGTCGCCGCTGGTCGCGACGTATTTCGACGTCGGCGTCGTCAGCTCCATCGCGCAGCAACAGACCTCGTTTTACAGGAACGAGGCGCGGCCCTCGGCCGTGCTCTCGACCGATCTCGTGCTCGACAAGGATCAGGTCGCCGCGCTGCGCGACCGCTGGAACGAGCAAGCGCGCGGCATGAACCAAGGCAAGACGCCGATCCTCACTGCCGGGCTCAAGGTCATGCCGTGGGCCGTCGGCGGCAAGGACGCGGCGACCGCCGAGATCCTCAAGATCAGCAACGAAAATATCGCGCTGGCGTTTCGCATCCCGTTGCAAATCCTGGGGCTCTCGACCGCGCCGGTCGCCTCGACCGAGATCCTCATGCAATCGTGGATCGCCTCGGGGCTCGGCTTTTGTCTGAACCATATCGAGGAAGCGTTCGGCCTGTTGTTCGATCTCGACGGGCAGCCCGACGAGTATGTCGAGTTCGACACGGCGGCGCTGTTGCGCTCGGCGATGAAGGATCGCATCGACGCGCTGGCGCGCGGCGTGATCGGCGGCATCTATGCGCCGAACGAGGCGCGCGAGCTTGAGGGCTTGAAAAGCGTGCCGTTCGGCGACGAGCCGCGCGTGCAGCAACAGGTCGTGCCGCTATCGGCGGCGTCGAAGATCCCGGCAGCACCCGCGCCCGGCGCGGCCCCGCCGTCGCCAGCACCGCCGCCGCCGTCGCCGCCCGAGAAAAAAGGTTTGACCGATGCCGAACGCAATCGAATCCGTCGACAGGTTAGACAAGCACACCGAATCAATCGCCTCGCTGGCTGAAATCGTCGCCGAGGAAATCGCGGCAGCGGCGGGGCAAGCCGAGCGCGAGCGCGACCTGTTGCTCGGCAAAAAACTGGTCGAGCATGAATTGCGTCTGATCCAGTTGGAGCAATGCGTCCGCGAGCGGCTGGCGTCGCTGCGCGATGGCGAGAAAGGTGAGCGCGGTGAAAAAGGCGACAAAGGCGACAAAGGCGAAACGGTTAAAGGCGAGAAAGGCGAACAAGGTCCGCCGGGCGACAAAGGCGAATCAATTACGGGCGAAAAAGGCGAGCCGGGCGCGCCGGGCCAAGACGGCAAGAACGGCAGCGACGGCGCAGCCGGAAAAGACGGCGAACGCGGAGATCCCGGCGAACGCGGAAGCGACGGCCGATCATTCCGAATCCGCGACACCTACGACGCCGCCGAGCGATATGAGCAATGCGACGTCGTAACGCTCAATGCGACGTGGTTCGTCGCGCGCCAAGATGATCCCGGGCCGTGTCCCGGCCCCGGCTGGAAGGCCGGGCCGAGCGCAAAGCGCGGCGAGAAAGGCGAACGCGGCGAGCGCGGGCAACGCGGCGAGCCCGGGCCGCAAGGCCCGACCATCGTCGAGTGGGATATCCGCACCGCGAGCTACGAGGCGGTGCCGCTGTTGAGCGACGGCACACGCGGCGCGCCGATTGCGCTGCGCGCGCTGTTCCAGCAATTCCAAGCCGAGACGGCGTAACATGCAGCGCAACGTCGTCGTCGTCACCCCGGCCACGACCAACGACTTGCTCTCGCTCGACGAGCTCAAGATCGCGCTCAACATCACGTCGACGGTTTCTGATCCGTTGCTCGCAGGGATCATCACCCGCGTCTCGGGCGAGATCGCCGCCTACTGCAACAACCGCGTGTTCGGTTACGAGACGGTGGTCGAGACGTTCACCGAATTGTCGAGCGACGACGCGAACCGTCTCTACCTCGCGCGCTTTCCGGTGCCGCAAGACGATACCGGGATCACGTCGATCACCAGCGGCAGCGCGACGCTCGCCTATCCGAACGGGCTGTTGCTCGACTCGTTGTGGGGCAAGCTGACAATGCCGAGCGGCACGTTCGCCGAGCAAACCATCATCGAATACTCGGGCGGCTATAATCTGCCCGACGAGGCCCCGCCCGCGCTCAAGCAAGCCGCCGTGATGCTCATGCGCGAGGCGTATTACGCAACCGTGCGCGGCGACGCCAGCGTGCGAATGCTCGGCCACAAAGAAAGCCGCATCATTTATTTCGATCCGAATTTGCTGGCGCGCGCGGTTGGCGGCACGACCGGCGGCACGCCCGCGCAGCGCGCGACGCACGACCTGTTGACGCATTTCACGCGCTACGAGGCTTGAACACACATGCTGCAAGTGACGATGGATCCCGGGCCGCGCCAGATCAAGCAATTCATCACCGAGGCGTTGCAAAAGGATATCACCGGAGTCCATCCGACCGAGGTCGTCGTGTTCAAGAACGTGCGCTACGCGTGGAAAAAACGCTACAGCGACAACGATCTCGTCAAGATCGTGACGGCCGAGGACGGCGCGGTCTGCAAGTTCTGCATCGACATGGCGCAGCACAATCCGTATCGCTACGGCGACGCGAAAAAATTGCTGCCGCATCATCCGAAATGCCGCTGCCAGATCCGCTCGCTGCGCGCGACCGATCCCGGCTACCTGTTGCAGCCGACAATGAAAAAAGCGCGCGGCTACATGAAAGTATGGCTGCACAAGACGCTCAAGCACAAAGGCCAAAAAACACCGCAGCGCGGCGCAACGATCAAGCGTCTGCGCAAAAAGGGGCAGCGCGTGGTCGCGCCGAGCGGCTACCGCGCGGTGCGGATCAGGACGAAATAAATGCCGGTCAACTTTTCCGATCTCGTGTATCTGCCGAATTTCGATATGTTCGCGCGCGCGATCACGATTACGCCGGTCGCCAGCCAAGCCGGGCAGCCGAGCTACGCGTCGCGCGGCATCTTCGACACCGTGCCGATTGACGTCGTGGCGCTCGACGGCTCGATCCTCTCCGAGCAACGCACCATCCTCGACGTGCGCGACGTCGAGCTCGCGGTGCTGCCGATCCAAGGCGATCAAGTCGCGATCCCGGCCGACGGCGGGCTGCCCGACGCGGGCAATTGGGAGGTGATCGACAGCGTGCGCAACGGCGGCGGCGAAACCACGCTGACGCTGCGCAAGCTCATGGCAGCGAAACCGGCGCTGCGCGTGATCAAGCGGCCATGACTCAGCCATGACGCAAACCCCGGCCTACGTCGTGCGCGACGCGATCTATACCCGCGTTGTCGCCATGCCGTTCTTTGCCGGGTTCACGTTCTCGAAAAACAAGATGCTGCGCGTGCAGACGCAGGATCTGCCGCACGTCGGCGTGTATATGATCAACGAGCTGTTGCTGCCGGAAGGCGACCCGAACGCGGGCGATATCCGCTTGCGCGATAGTGCGCGCTACGGCTTTTCGGTGATGATCGTCGATAACGAGAACGAGGACGGCGAGGCGACGCTCGATGAGGCGTTCGACGCCATCACCAACGGCCTGTTGTGCGACACGACGCTCACCGGATTCAATCGCAAATTGTTGCAGGGGATCACGCGCGGCGAGCGCATGAACGTGTACGGCTCGGTCGCGCTCGACAACGAGACGCCGGTCCTCGAATTGCAGTTCGACATGACCGCCGATCTCGGCACCGCGATATTCAAGCCGACCATTGTCGACGACTTCAACGTGCTGCACGTCGACGCGCGTCCGATCCAGAACCCCGACGCGCCCATCGTCGCGATGGAGTGG